AAAATCTAGATGGGCAGTAATCAGAAACACCAACCCTCAGTTAAAAACTACTACCATGAAAACATGGTTAGATTGGTTTCCAGAAAATTTATTTGGTAATTTTACTTACTCAGTTCCTTTTACACATCACATAAAGATTAATGATATAGAACTAGAAGTTATATTCTTAGCATTAGATAGACCAGAAGATGTAAAGAAACTACTGTCATTGGAATTGACAGGAGTATGGATTAATGAAGCAAGAGAAATACCTAAGACTATAGTAGATGCCTGTACTATGCGTGTAGGTAGATATCCAGCAGTAAAAGATGGTGGACCTACATGGTACGGTGTTATTGCTGATACTAATGCACCAGATGAAGATCATTGGTGGTCTATTATGTCAGGAGAAGTGCCAGTACCAGATCATATGAATCAAGAAGAATCATTAATGTTAGTCAAACCTGATAACTGGAGGTTTTTTGTACAACCACCTGGAATGATAGAAAAGAAAGAAGATGATAAGATTAAAGGCTATGAACTTAATGATGTAGCAGAAAACATAAAGAATGTTACCCCTGATTACTATTCTAATATTATTAGAGGTAAATCAAAGTCATGGATTGATGTTTATGTTTTAAATAGATTAGGAACTATAGAAGATGGAAAGCTAGTTTATGGTTCATTTAGAGAAGATACACATTTAGCAGATGAAGAAATAGATTTTGCAAATACTACAGTATACATAGGGTTAGACTTTGGATTAACACCTTCAGCTGTGTTTGGTCAAAAACTACCTGATGGTAGATGGATTATAAACCATGAGTTAGTTTGTTTTGATATTGGTACAGTTAAGTTTAGTGAAATGCTAAAGCATGAAATAATTAAATACTGTTCAGATAAAGATTTAAAAATATTTGGTGATCCAGCTGGTGATTTTAGAGCACAAACAGATGAAACTACTCCTTTTCAGATACTAAGACAACAAGGCATACAAGCCTTTCCAGCTCCATCAAATGATGTATCTCTACGAATAGAATCTGTAGAAGCTGCATTAAATAGGATGGTTGATGGTAAAGCTGGATTTTTACTGTCGCCATCCTGTAAACAGCTTAGAAAAGGGTTTCTTGGAGGATATCATTACAGAAGAATACAGACATCTGGTGAAAGATATGAAGATAGACCTAATAAAAATAAATACTCTCATGTCCATGATGCACTACAATATTTAATGTTAGGTGCTGGAGAAGGTAGATCTTTGACTGTAGGAGCAAAGAAGCAAGGTGTTACAAATGTTTACAAAAGTTGGGATCTATATAATAGAGGCTCAATGAATAAGAAAAGTAAATGGGATATTTTCAAAAGGAGTGGTTAATATTCTTTTACGATCCACCTAAAGAAGAGTGGTATCATGTATTTAGAACAAAAGGAATGGCTCATTGTGGTGCTTTTTATTTTGATCCTCATAAAAGTTGTTGGGTAATGATAGAGCATATTCATAAAAGATTAGATGTAAGTTTACTACAGGGAGATGAGTTAATTAATGTTATTTATCACATCATTAGTCACAATGGTACTATTTTAAAAACTAAAAGATTTAGACATAAATGGAGATTATTTCAAGCAGCATGGTTAAGAGAACATAGTTGTGTTACTGTAATTATGAGATTGATTGGAATAAATAGATTGATTATTACACCTTTTCAGTTATATAAATACTTAGTAAAGAATGGAAGCACAAAATGGGAATTTTTAGAACACCAAAATATAGACCAGATCCAGAAGCTGAAGAGCGAAGAAGAAAACAAAAAGAAGAAGAAGAAAGAATAAAAAAAGAAGCTGAAGAAGCTGAAAAACGCTTTAAATTAAGATATAGCAAAGGAATGATAGGATCTAGATCTCTTTTTAGTAAAGCTGGTGGTAGTGGTTTTTATACAGAAGGTGAAGAAAATTAATGGGATCATCAACATCAACTAGAAGCACTGCTTCTGGTATGGAAGCATCAAAGAAAAAAACTGTTTCTACTATGATAGGAAACAATGCTGATAGATACGCACAAAAAAAATTAGGTATTACAAAAACTATAGCAAACCCAAATCAAAAAGCTATAAAAGGAAATGTTACTGGCTATATGGCTAGGAATACTGGTGGTAATCAAATGTATGGTACACAGTATCAAGAAGCTAGAGGAGAATATTTAGAAAAACAAGGTTTGGCTACAGGAAGAACTGTAAACTATGGTCCAATAGATCCAGCAACAGGCAAAGGTAGATTTAGTTATACTGCTTATGATTCAGCTACACAAAAAGATGGTAAATTAACTTTTACAAGTCAAGGTAGAGATGCTATGCAAACTGCTAGGAATAAAGATATACCTTTATCAAAAGAAATGTTTGAAAGTCAAAAAAGATTTCAATTAGGATTAGCTGCTATAACTGGATTCATGGGTATACCATTAATTCCTGGTTCATTAGTTAATCAAGCTTTAACACCTTATACAGATTATGTTCAAAAAAGAGAAGGTGGTTTTTACAATAAAGCTGGACTTATAGGTACTTTTTTACCAAGTAATAAAAATAATCAACCTCCACAAAATGAACAACAACAAAATGAACAACAAAATAATGAGTTTGCTAAATCAGAAAGAATAAAAAAACAAGCTGGATTAGGTGCATCTAGTGCAGATAAAGGAAGAACATTTTTCGCATAATGGAATACAACAATTATAGACAGTCAGCAAATATGCAAACAGAAATGTCTGCTAAAACATTTTTAAAAAAATATAGTTTAGCTGATAATTTGAAGTCAGTATGGACTTCTAAATTTGAAGAAGCATATGAATATACTATGCCAGGTAGAGAATCATTTTATGAAGAATCACCTGGACAAAAAAGAACAGATAGAATATTTGATGAAACAGCTGTAGTAGGTATACAAGAATTTGCTTCAAGATTACAAGCTGGTATTACACCGACATTCGGTAGATGGATTAATCTTAAATCAGGATCTGAAATGCCTGTAAATTTAAAACCAGTTATAGATCAACAGTTAGATGAAATAACAGACTATATTTTTGAAGTATTACATAACTCTAATTTTAATCAGGAAGTACATGAAGCATTTATGGACTGTGCTATTGGTACAGGATGTTTACTTGTCAATGAAGGTACATCTACAGATCCAATAGTATTTAATGCAATACCTCTGCCTCACATAACATTAAATAGTGGACCTAATAATAAAATAGATTGTGTATACAGAAAGAGACAGATTAGATTAGGAGATATAAAAGTTTTATATCCAAATGCAGATTTGAATGATGTTGTATTACAAAAAATGGCTAATAACCCAGATGAAAAAATTTCAGTTATAGAAGGTACAATGAGAAACTATGAAGATCTAAATAAGGAAGTTTATGATTATATAGTTTGTATTAAAGATTATGAAGAAATTATTGTAACAGATAAATATGAAGGTGTAGGTTCTAATCCGTTTATTACTTTTAGATGGAATAAAGCTAGTGGAGAAGTATATGGTCGTGGACCAGTATTCAATGCTATGTCTGCTATTAAGACAACAAATTTAACAGTAGAATTAATATTAGAAAATGCACAGATGAATATATCTGGTATTTATCAGTTAGAAGATGATGGAGTTATTAATACAGATAATATTGCATTAGTGCCTGGCACAATAATACCAGTAGCTCCAGGATCAAGAGGATTACAACCTATTAATGGTGCTGGTAGATTTGATGTAGCACAAATTGTTTTAGAAGATATGAGAAATAATATTAGAAAAGCATTATACATGGAAACACTTGGTCCAACGAAAGGTACACCTATGTCAGCAACAGAAGTAGCTGAAAGAATGGCAGATCTATCAAGACAGATAGGATCTTCATTTGGTAGATTACAATCAGAGTTTATTACACCACTTATTAGAAGAGTTATTTATATTTTAAAAAAACAAGGAAGAATACAGATACCTAGTATAGATAATAAAGAAATTAAAATTGTTCCTGAATCACCACTATCAAGAGCACAACATGAACAGGATATATCAGACTTAAATAGATTTAATTCTACTATTGGACAAACATTTGGTCCTGAAGTTCTTAATTTAATAGTTAAGCAAGAAGAAGTAGCAAGATTTTTAGCAGAAAAAATGAATTTACCTGAAAAGTTAATTAGGGATTCTGCTGAACAACAACAAGTTGTACAACAAATGCAACAATTACAACAAATGCAATCACAAGGAGGACAAGGTGGCTTGGGAGCAGATACGGAACAAACCTGAGGGTTTTTATCATTCAATAGACGGATTTCAAAGATCTAAAGGAGCAGAAATAGAACTTAATGCTGATATTGCTGCATTATTCAAAACAGAACTAGGAAAAAAGGTTTTAAATTACTTAAAATCTATTACAGTAGATGCTGTAGCTGGTAGAGATATTACAAATGATCAGCTTAGACATCTAGAAGGAATGAGATATTTATATTTTATTTTAAAAAAACGAATAGAAGCACATAAGGAGAGCTAATGTCAGAAGAAACAACACAAGCAACAGAACAATCAACTGAAGCAGTTACAGCAACAGAACAAAAACCAGAAGTAACAAGACCAGAGCATGTAGCAGAAAAATTTTGGGATACAGAAAGAAACGAAGTAAAAGTAGATGAACTAAGTGCATCATACAATGCTTTAGAAAAAAAAATTGGTATGAGAACAGATGAATTATCTAAACAAGTTAGAGATGATTTAGAAAAAGAAAGAATGAGTAATGTACCTGAAGAGTATGAAATAGTTATACCTGAAGTACCTGAACATATAAATATTGAGGTAAATAAAGAACAAGAACTATTAAAAGAATGGTCTAATATTTGCAAAGATAATGGATTATCACAGGATATCTTTAATAGAGGTGTCAATGCTTTTGTCAATAATGAAATAGCTGGATTACCAGATATGCAACAAGAGATGACTAAATTAGGTGATAATGCTAATAGTAGAATAGAAGCAGCTGATTTATGGTCTAAAAAATATTTAACACAAGAATCTTATGACAGTATATCTAAACTAGCAAGTACAGCTGAAGGAGTAAAAGCTATTGAAGAGATAATGAATCTAACAAAAACACAACCATTACCTAACTCAAATACAGTAGTAGATGCTGAACTTGATGAAACAGATCTTAGATCTATGATGAATGATCCTAGATACTATGATCCAGCAAAAAGAGATCAAGCTTATTATGATAAAGTAACAAAACTTTATTCAAAGAAATATGGCTAAAAAGAAAGATTTTCCTTTTAAAAAATATATTTTTAAATGGGAAGATCCAACTGGTCATAGTGAATGGATGTCTAAAAATGACATGGATTCGGTAAAACCAGCTTTAATTACTACAGAAGCATATCTATATTCAAGAGATACAAAGCATGTAAAGACATTTTCATCTTACATAGAAGAAGAAGATGGATCTTATACATTTGGGGATGTCAATGTTTTTATTGCTTCTGGTCTTGTAAAGATGATAAAAATATAATATATCTCAACTAACAAGCCGAAGTAGACTGGAATATGCCCAGTAGGACAACATAGAAAAGTTTATAACGACAACTTGATTATTAACTAACATTACTCGAAAGGAAACTTAATATGAGTGCGACTATAGACCAAGCCTTTATAAAGCAGTTCGAAGCAGAAGTGCATATGGCTTATCAAAGAATGGGCTCTAAGCTCAAAAATATGGTCCGTAATGTCTCCAATGTTAAAGGTAGTACTGTTCAGTTTCAAAAGGTAGCAAAAGGTTCTGCTTCAACTAAAGCAAGACACGCTGAAGTTGTCGCTATGAACTCTGTACACTCCAATGTAACTGCAACACTAGACGACTTTTTCGCAGCAGACTATGTGGACAAATTAGACGAACTAAAAGTAAACATTGATGAAAGAAACATTGTTGCTCAAAACGCAGCATATGCTCTTGGTAGAAAAACCGATTCTATCATCACTGATACATTTGATGCTAACGCAACTGCATTAGCACATAACTCAGCTGGATCAACAACTGGTATGAACTTAGATAAAGCACAGAATGTGTTTGAGATCTTCCAAGAAAATGATGTTCCAGATGATGGACAAAGGTATTGGATTGTTGGTGGAAAACAATGGTCAGACCTTTTAGACATAGATCAGTTCTCAAGAGCTGAATATGTTGGTGAAGCAGACTTACCATTTGGTGGCACATTAACTGCTAAAAGATGGATTACTTTTATGTGGATGGCATTTAGTGGCTTAAACAAAGATGGATCAAACGATAGATTCACACTTGCTTTCCATAAATCATCTCTTGGATTAGGTGTAGGTTCTGATGTAAGAACAGAAGTAAACTACATACCTGAAAAGGTAGCACACCTAACAACATCATATATGTCAATGGGTGCAGTACTTATTGATGGTGATGGTGTAAGAATCCAGAAATGTAGGGAGGCATAATCATGGCATACGAAACAACTAATCCTGTGAAAAAGATATCTCAAATGGGAGATTCTAATTCACTTTGGTATTATACTGATGGTGATGCTATTGGCACTATTGATGACAATGAATACTTTTTAGCATCTACTGGCGATCTTAACGCTGGTGATGTAATCATTGTTAATAGTGGTGGATCAAATGCAGTTGTAGATATTTTAATTGTAACTACAGCTTCAGCATCTCAAGTAAGAACTGCCTTATTATCATAATGCGAATGGGGGGTTTTAATACCCCCCTTTTTTAAATGGCAGATACAAAAGTAGATATATGTGCAAGAGCAATCATAATGATCGGAGCTTCTCCGATTTCTTCATTTGATGATGGTTCAACAGAAGCCTTAGTTGCTTCTAATATGTACGAAAACATACTGAAGTCTTGTTTATCAAGACACAGATGGAAGTTTGCTACAGAACAAAAACAACTTTCTTTACTAGCTGATGCACCTACAGGAAGATATGAGTTTGCTTATCAGTTACCAGCAAGTCCTGAACTACTTGTTTTAAATACAATAACAGTTAATGATAATCCTATACAGTATGCTAGGTATGGAGATAAAATATTTGTAAATTCTTATGGCTCTACAAACACATTAATAGCAGATTATATATTTAGACAGGAAGAAGCAGAGTTTCCTGAATACTTTAAACTAGCTTTACAATATAAATTAGCAGCAATATTTGCTGGATCTGTAGCTAGAGATTCACAAATGATTCAACAGTTTGAAACACTTGGTGAAAACCAAATGAGAATAGCAAAGAACATAGATAGTCAGGAAGTATCTAATAGTGTTCTAAATACAAAAAGGTTTATACAAGATAGATTGACTACTGGAGGATACTAATGGCTAGTGTTCTTAGAACTGTATACACCAATTTTTCAAGTGGTGAAATTAACCCTTTATTAGCTACAAGAACAGATGCTTCAGCATACTTTAATGGAGCAAAAACTTTAAGAAACTGGTATTTATTAGATGAAGGTGGTCTTATGCGTAGACCAGGCACAACCTACAAAGCCACATTACCAGGTGATTCAAGAATAATACCTTTTATATTTTCTAATGATGAACTAGCTGTATTTGCATTATCTAATGGAAGATTAGATGTATTTGATAGTGCTGGTGCAAGTATACAATCTAATATAACTTCTAATTGTAACTGGAGTACATCAGAATTATTTGAACTAAACTATGCTCAGTTTGGAGATACAGTATTTATTGTACATAGAAACAATCCTATAGTGAAAATAGTCAGAGCTTCTGCCTCTTCATTTAGTGTTACTTTATTTACATTTGAAGAAGATGAAACAGTATCTGTTAGTGGAGCAAATAAAACTACACAACCTTTTTTTAAATATGCTGATGCTACAGTATCAGTTACTTTATCAGATAAAACTACAGGAACTGGTAGAACATTAACTGCTAGTGCTAATGCATTTACAAGTGCATATGTAGGACAATATTTATTAGTTAATAACAAACAAGTAAAAGTAACAGGATATACAAGTGCTACTGTAGTTACAGTAACAGTTATAGAAGAAGTAGATACAGTAGGTCCTCATTTTATATGGGCAGAACAACTAATATCTTCTATTAGAGGATTTCCACAAGCTGTTACATTTCATGATAATAGATTATATTTTGGTGGAGTAAGAGATAAACCAGCTTCTGTTATAGCTTCTAAAGTTGGAGAATATTTTAATTTTGATATTGGTAGTGCAGCTGCTGATGATGCAATAGATGTTACTGTTGCTGGTGATAGAGTTAATGAGATTAGATTT